CAATGCTCCTGATCACATTAGCCGAGCCAGGTACTCTGCTATCCAAGAGCGCAGCATTGGTGTGGGGGCTCTTGGTTTTCACGCTTATCTACAGAGAAATGGCATACCGTTTGAGTCGGCGTTGGCAACATCTTCAAACAATAAAATATTTAAACACATACGAGAAGGATTAAATGAAGCGAATTTACAATTGGGTGCTGAACGCGGTGAAGCGCCAGATGCTAGAGGGACCGGTCTACGTTTCAGTCATCTTATGGCCATTGCTCCTAACGCTAGTAGCTCTATTATCATGGGTAATACTAGCCCTTCTGTTGAGCCTTATCGTGCCAATGCCTATAGACAAGATACTCTTTCTGGAGCTTACTTAAATAAAAATAAGTATTTGGATAAAATCATCAAGGAGAAATGTGATGCAGACAGCAAATTGGATTATCAAGAAATCTGGTCAAGTATCATTGCAAACGACGGTTCCGTCCAACACTTGGATTTCTTGGATGACTGGACCAAAGATGTCTACAAAACTAGTATGGAAATCGACCAGAGATGGATCGTGGACCACGCAGCTAACAGACAAAATTACATTGACCAGGCGCAATCCATTAACCTCTTTTTTAGACCTGATGTAAACGTAAAGTATCTACATGCCGTACATTTTCAAGCTTGGAAACAAGGTCTTAAGACGCTTTACTATTGCCGCTCAGAAAAATTGGCGAAGGCGGATAAAGTATCGAAAAGAATCGAAAGAAAAGTAATTGAAGAAATTGATTTGAAAGCTCTAGCGACCGAAGAAGTTTGTTTAGCTTGCGAAGGATGATTGATATAAAGTGCCAACAATTGGTTTATTTGTGCAGCACCCGAAATGTTCGGTTCAATCGTGCAATGGTATAATCAAAGCACTAGGACCGAACTATACATATAAAATATTTACTAAACATGAAAACGAAGATGATTTTTTTGATGACGTTGACCTGGTTATATTTCCTGGTGGCATCGGTGATAGTGATTCTTGGGATATCTATTTTCAGTCTCATCGATCCAAGTTACGGAAATATATTGAAAATGGTGGACGATATTTGGGAATATGCATGGGTGCCTATTGGGCTGATAACAATTATTTTAGGTTCACAGATATCAAAACTGAGCAGTATATCAAACGACCAAATACTTGCACCAAAAGATACTACAGCAAAGCAGTGGAGTGTAGTTGGAACGGCACAACAGATAAATTCTTCTTTTACGATGGACCTGCATTTATCGGAGATGAGAGACAATTTGAAGTAATTGCAAGATATAGTAATGGCGATCCTGCTGCAATTATACAAGACAAAATAGGATTAATTGGTGTACATCTCGAAGCAGAAGAATATTGGTATGATAAACCTTATTTACATAAACATTGGAATCAAGGTAGACACCATAAATTATTAAAAGAATTTGTTGACAAACTAATAAGAAAATAAAAGGTTAAAAATGAGTAAAAATAAAGACTATACAAATTTTGAGATACAAAAAGAAATATTATTGGACTATTTACAAGTAATGATTGCAATTGAAGATTGGCATGGAGTATCTGATCTTGCAAATGATTTAAGAGAATTGGAAGCAAAACAAGATTCGAAGTATAAGAGTAAATAAGGAGATATTATGGCTAAGCAAACAGGTCTAACTAAACACAAATCAGTACACAAAAGAACTAAACAAGGTGGTCAAAAGAAAACTGCATCAATGAATAAGAGTGAGAAATCATCATATAAAAAATATAGAGGTCAAGGTCGATGAAAAAAGTTTTAAGATTTACAGCATCATGGTGTGGTCCATGCAAAATGCTAGCAAAAACATTAGAAGAAGTTGAAACTAATATACCAATTGAAGTGATTGATATTGATGTGAATCCTGAAATCGCAACAGAATTTGGTATTCGCAGTGTACCTACTTTAGTATTGATGGAAGATAATATGGCATCAAAAAGACTCATAGGAAATAAAACAAAACAAGAATTAGAGGCATTCATCAATGATTAAAAAGCACGATACAAAACTAACAGACGAAAGAACCGCATTTAAACCATTCGCATATCCTTGGGCGTATAACGCATGGTTGCAGCACGAACAAGCTCATTGGCTTCATTCGGAAGTTCCAATGATCGAAGATGTAAAAGATTGGAAAAATAAATTAACAACAGAACAGAAACAGTTTCTCACACACATTTTTAGATTCTTCACACAAGGTGATATCGATGTTGCTGGTGGGTATGTAAAGAACTATTTACCATATTTTCCACAACCAGAAGTTCGTATGATGTTATTAGGTTTCGCAGCTCGTGAAGCATTACATATTGCAGCATACTCACACTTGATTGAAACATTAGGATTGCCTGATACAATGTACAATCAGTTCTTAGAATATCAGGCAATGAGAGATAAACATGATTACGTACTTAATCTTAGCTCACAGAATGGTGATGCTGCTTCTACTGCTACTCACATTGCAGTATTCAGTGCTTTCACCGAAGGGATGCAACTATTCAGTTCCTTTATCATGTTACTTAACTTCCCACGCAATGGTACGATGAAAGGTATGGGACAAATCGTTACTTGGTCTATTGTTGATGAGACAATGCACGCTGAGAATATGATTAAATTGTTCCGTACATATGTAGAAGAAAACAAAGAAATCTGGAACGATGATTTAAAATCTAGGATATATACTATTGCAGAGAGAATGGTAGAACTAGAAGATAAATTTATTGACCTAGCTTTCGAGATGGGTCCAATGGAGAACCTAGATGCTGAAGATGTTAAGCGCTATATTCGCTATATTGCTGACCGCAGGCTTATTTCTCTTGGTCTTAAAGGGATTTTCAAAGTAAAGAAAAATCCATTACCATGGGTCGAAGAAATGATTAATGCTCCTATTCATGGCAATTTCTTTGAGAATCGTGTTACTGATTATGCTAAAGGTGCATTGTCTGGACAATGGGAAGAAGTTTGGGGTAAAGCTGCATAAAGTAATATGACAATCCGATGACGGTTCTGTTACAGTTCCGTTTAAGGATCATGATTTCATAGATAAGTGTGATATTGTGCATTTGCACAATTCTTATAGGAGAAATCATGAGAAATTTACTTTTATCTTTATTACTATTCACAGGAGTCGCATCAGCAGCAGAATTTACTGGAGCCGGTGCGACTTTTCCATTTCCAATCTATGCAAAGTGGGCTGAAGCATACAAAGCACAAACTGGCATTGGTCTAAACTATCAATCAATTGGTTCAGGTGGTGGTATTCGTCAAATCAAAGCCAAGACAGTTGACTTTGGTGCAAGTGATATGCCACTTAAGAAAGAAGAATTAGACAAAGAAGGTCTTGTTCAGTTCCCAGCCATCATTGGTGGTGTTGTACCAGTTTACAATCTTGACGGTATCGATGCAGGTAAACTAAAGTTGACACCTGATGTAATTGCAAACATTCATTTAGGTAAAATCACCAAATGGAACGACAAAGCAATTGCAGAATTAAATCCTGGTGTAAATCTACCTGCAATGAACATCACAGTCGTTCATCGTGCAGATGGTTCAGGCACTACATTTATCTGGACAAACTTTTTGGGCAAAGCCAATGCAGATTTTCAAAAGACTGTAGGTGAAGGCACAGCAGTTAAATGGCCAGTAGGTGTAGGTGGTAAAGGTAACGAAGGTGTAGCAGCACAAGTACAAAGACTAAAAGGTGCATTTGGTTATGTTGAATATGCATACGCAAAGCGTAATAAAATTCCTTATGCAGCATTAAAGAATCGTGATGGTAATTTTGTGCTGCCTGATGATACTACATTCAAGGCAGCAGCCGCAAATGCAGACTGGGTAAATGCACCGGGCATGTATTTGTTACTCACATGGCAGACAGGTAAAGATGCATGGCCAGCAACAGGTGCAAGTTTCATTCTCATGCACAAGCAACAGGCAGACGCATTGACAGGTCGTGCAGTTCTCAAGTTCTTTGATTGGAGTTATAAGAACGGTGGTCAAATGTCAACAGAGTTGGAGTATGTTCACATGCCACAAGATGTAATTAAATTAGTTCAGGACAATTGGAAGAAAGACTTCCGTGGCCCAGACAACAACCCAATTTGGAAATAAGGATAAATGATGAAATTATTAAAGAAACTTTCTATTGTAGTTGCACTAGCAGCCGTAATTCCTGCATATGCTGATGAGTATAAAGAGACATTGAATATTCTAAGAGAGAAGAATGTAATCACTCAAAAAGAATATGAAGCAAAACTCAAAGCATATGAAGAAAGAGAAGAAAACAAAAAGTTCATTGAACAAAGAATTGACAAAGACGTTAGTGAATCTGTCAAATACAGACAAGCCAGAGCAAACGATGGTTCAGTCACAGAAAATGGAATCGGACTCAAATCAAAAGATGGTAACAACACCATCCAATTTACAGGTCGATTACATATGGACTATCGAAACTACACACCAAATTATGGTGTCGGTCAAACCACGGATTCGTATCAAAACTTAGCAGAGATGCGCCGTGGTAGATTTGGTATTCGTGGACAATTTGCAAAAGACTTCAAGTATGAATTTTCCGGTAATTTTGGTAATGATGTTGGTGCCGCTTCTTCAACAACCACAATGGATGTTGCATGGGTAAACTACGCAGCCAATCCAGAACTACAATATCAATTTGGTTTGTTTAAGATGCCATTCAGTCTTGAGCAACTGCAAAGTTCCAACAATCTTGATATGATGGATCGTAGTTTAGTTGGTCAAGTTGAAGGTGAATTTATTCCAGGTAAAGAAACTGGTTTTATGATTCATGGTGTACCAAAACCCGGTTTGACATACGCCATTGCAGCAAGTCGTGGTCGTGCTAACAAAGACGCCGTATCAGATGGATTTGATTACATCGGTCGTGTTACTACAAACATTGCTGAATTGCAAGGTAGCAAAGCATACACACTACACTTAGGTGCTGCATATAGTATAGGTGAGATTAAAGGTGGTGTTGCACCAGCAAGTGGTAGAACAGAGGCACGTTCACAAAATGCTTGGTTCACCGGTTCGGCACTGAGTGGTGTAACCGAAAGAACTCGTCAAGGTCTTGAAGCAGCATTTGCATATAATGCTTTGAAAGTACAAGCAGAACAATTTAATTTCATATATGATCCTACAACAGGAAACAATCAGGAAATTAAAGGCTATTATGTTCTTGCAGCATATAATCTGACTGGTGAATCATATAACTACAAAGATGGTGTGTTTGGTGCAATCAAGCCTGCTAATCCACTAGACAAAGGCGGCAAAGGTGCTGTGCAAGTCAATGTACGTATGAGTGAGTTTGATGCTAGTAACATTACAGTAGCCACAGGTAAATCAAATCGTGCTACTGCAATGACTTATGGTCTAACTTGGTTCGCTACAGACAACCTACGTTTTATGGTTAACTATGTTGACACCAAATTTGATGCACTTGTGGGTAGTTCAGGTAGTCGTGTAAACGGCGACAAGGCCATTATGTTCAGAAGCCAACTGAACTTCTAATTACATTTGTTTTATTAAAAGCCCCGTAAGGGGCTTTTTTTTCGTCTAAATAAACATCAAAGGAGACTTCTATGATCACAATGACTGAACTCGCATCACGTAAAACTTTAAACTCTTTGAACAAAAGAGGAAAAGGATTAGGTATTAAGGTTGGTGTTAGAACCACAGGTTGTAGTGGTTTAGCTTACACACTAGAATATGTTGATAGTGTATCGGATACAGATACTATATACGAATCTAATGGTGTTAAAATTTTTGTTGACCCAAAACATATTCCTTATCTGAATGGAATGGAAATAGATTGGAAAAGAAATGGACTCAATGAAGGTTTTGATTTTATAAATTCTTTAGAAAAAAATCGATGTGGTTGTGGTGAGAGTTTCAATATTTAAGGAGAAGTAATGAAAATAACAAAAATACTTTTAACGGGTCTATTGTCTTTCGCTTGTATAGGAAATGTTTATGCTGACAAAGCAGCAAAAGGCGTAACGTATGATGCACAGATTGTACGTGTAAATGATGGTGATACTGTAGTTATCGCAGCACCATTTTTACCTGCACCACTTAAACCAGAGTTAGCAGTTCGTATCTATGGTGTAGATACGCCAGAAAAAGGTTTTCGTGCTCAATGCCCACAAGAGGACGAGCGAGGAAAAATGGCAACAAAGTTTACAACAAGCGCTGTATCAAAGGCAGTTAAACGTCAGGTTATCTTATACGGCTGGGATAAATTTGGTGGTCGTGTCTTGGGTGACATCATTTTAGATGGCCAGAGTCTACGTTCTATGTTAATTCAAAACGGTTTTGCTCGAGAATATTTTGGCGAAGCTAAACAATCATGGTGTCAATAATGGCGTCGTTGAAACATACCTGTGGTGAATGTTCTTCAGAGTTTACGATACGCTATGACGAAAACAAATGTGAAGATGATCCTCATTATTGTCCTTTTTGTGGAGAATACTTAATTGAAACTGAGGACTTTGGTGATGATGACGAATGACCTGGTACTTTCATAATACTGGCGAAGAATTTACTGAAGATAATATAGACGGCCATTTTGGGTTTGTATATTGTATTACACATACTCAAACTGGTCGTAAATATATTGGTAAAAAGTTTTTCACCAAATCTAAAATAAAACAAGTCAAAGGTAAAAAGAAAAGAACCCGAGTATCATCCGATTGGATGACATACTGGGGTTCCAATTTATTATTACAAGAAGATGTTAAGATAAATGGTGAAGATCAATATGTAAGAGAGATACTTCACCTTTGTAAAACTAAATCTGAATGTTCTTATTGGGAAACGTGGGAGATATTCTCTCGACACGCACTATTGAATGAATCCTACTATAATCAATGGGTTTCTTGCAAAATCACAAAAAAACACTTACTTAAGTAATTTTGTATTGTTATCAGGATTCATTGATAACATGTTGGAAAATATCTTTTGAGTTTCTTCATTAGATTTCACCATCTCATTTCTAAAACTTTCAACAGCTGCACCAGTTTGACGAGACATTCCTGAATTTTCAATCAACAACATAGGAATAAAAGTCATAGCACAGTTCCATTCTTCAACTTGTTTACCTGTATTGATATTATAACCTTCAACTTTAGTGAACCATGCACATTTAAATTGTACACATTCTTCTTTCAATATAGGACAAAAACTTCCCGGTTTTAATTGCATAATATACTCTCCTGTTTAAAATTTAAATAAACCATGTAATAATAGAATATCGTGTTCCTTTTGTTACTGGAATAATTTCATGGGGATACATGAAACTAGAGGGAAATAATAATGCTGATCCTCTTTTCAACTTGTATTTTAGTTCTCTATCAAAAAACGCAAATTCACCACCCTCATAATCATCATTTAACATAAAAGAACATGATACTGATCTCGGGTGTAATTTATAAGAATCAGTATGTTGACGATAAAACTGTCCGACATCATATCTCAATAACTGATACCCAGAATCTTGTTCGATATGACAATTTGGAAATAATTCATTATATTTTTTAATAGCTAAATGAGCACCTTGAAAAATCCTATCATCCAATTGTTGCCTAATTTTACTATTTTTTGCAATTATTTCGGGTACAGAAATTCCAATTTCATTGACATTTCTTACTTTCAAATCTATTTCGCCAATTCCTACAGTTGATGATGCCCATATACTGTCGTTTGCATATTCATTTAAAATATCATCACAAGTTTCATCAGAAAGTATGTTTTCTAATACGATAATATAATCATTTAAATTTTTTTTATAAACATTTTTTATAGGTTCTGGTTGTTCATCATCAATTATTTGTTTTGGTTTTTCTTTGGTTTTTATTTTATCAAAGTAAGCATATGATTTATCACCTCGACTTCTAACATAATGTAAAAAGACTTGAATATATTCCGTTCCAGTAAATTGTTTTCTCCAATGATCAGCATCACATCCTAAATACATCATGGCATCTCCAGGACGTAAATTCAATTCTACTTCTTCTCCTTTTGGAGTTTGAATATAAATTGGCCATTCTTTATCGCCATCTAGATGTATTGTTAAACTTATTTCACATGCATCCCTATCTCTATGGCGTTCGAGAACACTACCATCTTTATATACCCTAGCATATGAATACGTAGGTAAAACAGTTTCTCCTAAGATTTCACTGACAATTGGTGTTCGTTCACATAGTAATTCTAAAAAATCTATGAAATTATAATCTGTTAATGAATTGGGAGCTTGACTGTCTCCAACATTTTTATTTTCCAAACAATGATGTTTGAAATTGGAAGCAGTTACTTTAGCTCTTGATTCACTAATGAAGTTGGGAATATAGATGTAATTATTTTCTATCAATGAGGTATTCATAACAAATTTTACTTTTAGGTATTTTGAGAATTTTGAGAATTATAAAAATTAAGCCATACTTGATAACAATTTAATGCCCATTGTGGCAATTCAGTTATATTTAGGTTAGCATCATTTGATTTGAATTCGATCCAACCAGTTCCTTGACCATATTCCAATCCTTCTAAATGACTGTTATTGGGATCTGGCCAAACTGGATTATTCCATTGTAATGCATGAACATTTGTTGGTATACCACATGATGACAAGTCCAATTCGATAAAACCACCTTGATCTGTACCTACTGTTCCATCAATGGGTATAATAGTTAATTTATGTGTCTGTAACATATTATCTCCTTTTCTTTTTATTTATATATCAATTTAAAGTAGCAATAATAACATCAACATAACGAACAGCAATAGTAAAAACTGTTCCTGAAGCAGTAACGCTTATTGGATGCGAATGTCCTGTAGATGTAGCTGGATCTAGACTTGTTGTTGAATCCATGCGCCCACTCACAAAAAGTCCTGTTGGTGCAGTTGTGCCAGCAGCACGTTGAGTAACTGGACTACCTGACAAACTACCTTGTGGAGTAGGAGTTCCTGGACTTGGTATAGGATGATTATGTAATGGTATTTGAGAAATTGATAATGTTGTTGCAGCTGATGCTCCGGAAAAAGGAGAATTAGTAAATGTATATGCTGTTGGTGAAAATACTGTAGTAAAATCTACTGATCCACCAGAAGAAGTTGCTCCGTTAGTAACTCTTAATGTATGATTATTAAAATTTACTGTTTCTTTAGTCCAACCTGTTGGAGCCGAAGTTTGTCTAAAAATAGTTTTTGTGCCAGAAGTAAATATAGGCATAATTAATTCCTAGTTACAGAGATGATATCCACATATCTAACTCTAAGATCAATCCCACCACCTGAAATAGTTGGACTAGATAAAGGTGTAGAATCTGGATGAGTATGAGAACCACCACCACCTGGATTGTTATTACTTACAACTCCAGGATTTGCGGATGCCGCTAAAGTTGATCCGGAAGCAGCTTGAGTTCTTGTAACTGATGATGCAATAAAGGATACGTTGTGTCGATGTGCAGTAAATGTTGAGTTGTCTATAGTGGTTGCACCTATTGTAACAGCTGAAACTGAAGTTGCTGTACCCGCATAATTAGAAAATACTGTTGAAAACGCTGTGCCACCTAAATTATTGACAACACTCCCTGTAACTACCCTCAACATATAATCATTATCCGTGACATTCTTAGTCCATCCGGTAGGAGGAGTAGTCATTTTCATTATTGTGATATTTCCAGATCCGATAATAAGTGCCATTGATTAAGTCCTTGTTGCTAAAATTACATCAACATATCTAACTGCTAAATTTAATGAAGCATATGTACCCGAAATTGTAGATCCGACAAGAGGGTGAGCATGCGACGCGTTCGTTCCTGGGTGAGTATTGATTACTCCGGGATCAAATGATCCTACAAGACCAAAAAGAGTTTGAGGTCCTGCGGCAGTCGCAGGAGAAATAAACCTTCTACTAACAGCGGGGTTTGTATGGGTATGCAAAGGAATTTGAGCAGAAGTAAGTGTTGTGGCACCTAAAGTTCCACCATACGTTAAAGATCCAGATAAACTTCTAGATGTAAGTGCGGTAGTAAAATTTACCGAACCCCCAGATGATACTGATCCGGAAACGCCGCGCAAAGTATAATCGTCCGCAGAAGTATCTTTGGTCCATCCTGTTGGTGCAGTTGTTTGTACAAAAACCATTGTTGCACCTTGATAATTTGGATCTTCTGGATCACCACTGTTTATTATCGATGAGAGAACAAATGTGTTTAATGAATTTATTCTAGGCATAATTATCCAAACGTAGCTTCAGAACCAAAGACGGTCCATGCGCCACTTGTACGTATTAAAGTAAATGAATAGATTTCTTTTTTACTTGCTGAAGCAGTAGGTACGGTGTTATTAAACCAGTTGATTGTTTGAGCGGCACCATCTATTTGTACAGCACTAGGATAATATGCAGTACCACCTTGTATAACAATTATAGAAACAACAATTGTTCTGTCTGCTGTTGTTGGTACATTTGTAAAGTTTGCTGTCCAGTTTGCTGAAGGACTTGTATGATAAAAAGTTGTACCATTCTGTAAATTATGTGTAACAGTACCAGTTGCACCAGTTAATGTAGAGAGAACTTCTGTTGTTTCTGCTAAAGTAGTTACACCAGTAACAGACAAATCACCAGAAATTGTACCACCGCTGGTAGCTAATCGAGTATTCGCAGAAGCGAAAGCACCATTAGCATAACTTGATGCGGCAGTAACATTTGTTGAAGATGTGTTCGCAGTACCAAACGCCGAATTTGCGTATGATCCTGAAGTTACTGCTCTTTGATCTGCGGTATTTGCAGCACCAAATGCAGCATTAGCATAAGAACCACTTGTTACTGCTCTTTGGTCAGCCGTTGCAGCATTAGTGGTAGATGTATTGGCTGCACCATAGGCACTATTAGCATAACTTGATGCTGAACCGGCATTAGTAGTAGCAGTGTTTGCTTGACCGTATGCAGAGTTAGCATATGAACCTGATGTTACAGCTTTTTGGTCAGCTGTTGCAGCATTAGTAGTA